TGTTAACAGTTTCAATTTCTATTGAGTTTGTCTCACAAAAATCTACTACCGCTTCAATATAGTTAAGTCCACTAGTTTTCACAAGTGTCTCAATCTCATCCGCAAATTTGGTAGGCGTCATAAAGTTTTCATCTAAAAATTCTTTTAAGGATTTTATCTCATCCATATACTTGATTGTATTCGTTTATGTATTCTTTTAAAAGTCCGACATGATAACCAATATTCTTTTTAATAAAGAGTTGAGACGATCCACTCTCGCAAGCAATAATAGTTACTAGTTGAACTGGTTGAATTTGATACCTTTCGTAGTACATAACAGCATACGCTGTTTCTTGTACAAAATAATTTTCAATTTGATATTCTTCTTTTTCTTTAGAAGATGTCTTAAAGTCAATCACTGATAAGACACCATCAAATTCTGCAATACAATCAACTCTGCCAGCAAGTTGAAGATAATCACTATACAGAGCTGCTTCTAATAGATGAATATTATTCAATCGATCAAGATATTTCTTGACCGTTTTAAACATAGTATATGGAAGAGGGTTTTGACTTTCAACTGTCTCGTCTAGACAGTTGTTCAAATACTTCTCTATTATATCATGAAACTTGGTTCCACGGGAAGAGGCCCTTGTACTAATTTTATTAGCCTCTTCCTCCCCAACTCTCTTTCTCCACTCAGCAATAGATTTAAGAGAACGAATGCCAGTTACAGTCGTTACAGATTTATACTTATTACCTTCTGGAGTAAGATAATACCTTTTATTATTTATAGTTTCAGTTAAAAGGTCGATTGGTTCAACCAGTTTCAGATGACAAAACATTAATATCCTAGATTTATTTTACTAATTAGATAACTCCTTACGAGTCCAGAACGAACAATATCTTCTACACCAAACTCAACACACTCAAACTCTTCCATGACCTGTAGAATTTTCATAAAATCTAAGATGCCATTCCTCTCATTGTTCTTAACAAGATCAGACTGTGTATAATCACCAGAGAAAATAATCTTGGTATTCTGACCAACCCTAGTAATAATAGAATCTAGTTCATGGAAGTTTAAATTGCTAAATTCATCTACAATAATAATGCAGTTATCAAGAGTAACTCCACGAATAAAAGAAGTAGACCAAAAGGAAATAGTTTCTTGAGATCTAAGATTATCATAAAGCATTTCAAATTGTTGATCGTTTTCCATCTCAAACATGTACTTTACCATGTTCTTATATGGAATCTGATATAAACTTGACTTGTCTTCGTGATCACCAGGCAAGAATCCAATTTCTCTAGTGGGAACAAGAGATCTTACAATGTAAATCTTCTCATATGGATTCTCAAGATTCAAAACATCCTTTAGTGCAAGGTAAAGAGAAATGAATGTCTTACCAGTACCAGCCGCACCATGCAATACAAGATTTTTATTCTTTGAATATGCTTCAAATGTCCTTTCTTGATTCTCTGTAAGAGGATTAATATTAATCAGTAAATCTGAACTGATGGGTTTCTTTCTTCTCATTTGTTTAGTACTCATATTACTAACATCAGAGGATGATCTCTTCTTTCTTACTGGCATATTAAAGGTATCTCGATAGGTTTGCACGAGGATGGGATTTCTGCACCTTGCTCATAACTTCTTTAAATCCTTCTGACTGTTTAGGTGTACCATAGGCAACACCACCAACACCAGCGGGCCAGTTTCTATCCCAATCGGGATTGTCTATTTTCCACTGATCATACTCTTTCATTGTCATGTAGAGTTCTTTTTCTTCACCAGTTTCTTTGTGTTTAACGGGATAAGTCGGCATAATTAAACCAAGTAGGTTGGACAGCAGGAGACTTCCATTTTGCAAAAGAAACTTTATCTCCAATATAGTAGTTGCGATAGGATTGAATACTATCTCCCTGTACTTTATATTTATCAGGCATTGCAGGAGGGGGATCTAACCATCCATTATCACGAAGATTATTTGGATAATTTTTTAGATATGCTTTCAACTTTTCGGTTGAATGAAACTTACCGTACCGTCTTGTATATTCAATACAGCATTGCTCAAAGAGTTCGTAGAGCCAGTTGTAATGGGAAGAAGAACTTCTAGTCCAAATAGCAGAAGGATGGTTAATGTGACAAGCCTTGTAGAGATTAGATTCCCTTGGTTCATCGAGTTTGAATCTCTTAACTTTGCGATTGCCACTATTGGAAGGACCATAATAAGAAAACCCATCGATAACTCGATGAGCAGTAGAAAGAAGTTGGGCATATTCGACAATCATTTTAACAACATGTTTGTCAACGTGTTCTTGAGCACAAGTGACAGGGTTATAATCTAGATAGAAGATGTTCATTGTTCTTCAGTATTTTTCACTCTAAATTCTTCTTTGATTTTACTACGAATTCGTTGGTAAAAGCTGAGAATATCATGATTGTTATTATATAAAAGACCACATTCTTTGGCCATTTCAATTACTTCTTGATTATTCATTAGTCGATCCTCAGAGATGGTTGAATTTCTTCACAGTCGCAGGGCATTTCTACCCAACCAAGAGCTTCAGAAACATTTGGAAATACACATGAAAAGATGCACTTGATTTCATTTGCGATATCCATGTGTTCTTGTTGTGTTCCATTTGCTGATCTCAGTTTAACATAATGAATCCAAGAACGGCAAGATCCAGTCATGTAAATTCTTGTTGGAGTGGCCAAAGGCAGAACAAAACGAGCACATTCCTTTGCTACACCATGTTCCAGAAGAGTTCTATAAAGAGTATTTGCAGCTGCAAAATGTTCTGCAATCATTCCTTGAAGTCCAAGTTTTTCATACTCTCCCATATCATCAATAGAATTTTGTCGATTCTTTGTATCTTGACGACGAAGATTTGGTACAGGGATGTGTTCTGTTATGAGATTAGTATCTGCATAACGTTGTGAAAATTCTTGGAAGGTAAAAGATCTATGACGAAGAATTTGAGCTGCGATACCACGAGAAGTTTCAATCTCAATAGTCATTGTGGATTGTTCAAATACAGACCAATGGTTATGATCAATACAATACTTAAGAAGTTTTGCAAAGTTAGGATTGCTTTGGTTATTCGGATTACTAACTCTAGCAATGTAGGCCATAGTCGTCTCAGCTTGTGGTGTAACCGAAATAAGTCTACACATTTTTGTCATCTTCTACTCTCCGCATCAGAACTTTTACTACACCATTTAAACACAGGGCTTGAAAATAATCAATGCCCTTGGCTTGGAGATATCCATCTCCATAAATTGATCCTATAGAAAATTTCCATAAGAACATTAGTAATAAAGGAGATACTAAAAAGAATTCTATAAATTGTCTAACTCTTTTTACATTTAACTCTTTAGTCTCTTCTTCCTCTTCTCGTTTTTTGATTAAATCTTCGGGGTTAAAACTAAGTATACTACTTTTTTTCATTGTTAATACTCGGCATTAATTTAGGATTAACTCTACCTTCTGTCCAGACAATAGACTGAATAGAACCAGGACCATATGTGTCATAGTAGAAGTCAAATGCATCTACCATTCTTGGAGCCCTGGCAATATCATATCTAACCTCACCATCAACAATATAAGTAATTAACTTAGCATCTTGAGGTAAGCTTTTATCTTTAGACTCATGTTTAGAGCAATTTTGAAAAAGTATTTTACAATTATACTTCATGAACGTCCCCCCCACTTAATTTGTGGGAAGGATTCTTGTACAACATTTTTAGTAACTCTATACTTTTCTTGAAGTCTTCCGTCTTTTACAAGGACAAGTAGTTCAGCTTCTTCCTTATGAAGTCCCTCTAAAAGTTGAATAAACAACATTTCTCTACGAGTCTTTGTAATAGAATCATTTCCACCTTTCAAAAAGTTATGAAGGGTTCTATGTTCTTTCTCTAAAACTGTATGTTCTGTTCCTTTTGGAGCCTCATTTGGAGTGAAGGGAACTTCACCTTCAGGCAGAAGAGAGATAACACTCTCATCAAAATTCCAAATAAGAATGGCTCTTAAACCATCACTGTTATGTTCTTGAAACAATTTGATTTTTTCTTGTTTTGTTTTAGCGTTAGATACTTTTTGTAGTACCTCTGAAATTAACAATCTCATTTTAAAACTCCTGCAAATGCATTATATGTTCTTGTAGTTTGTGTTTGATAAAGTAATCAAGAATTTTATTTCTAGAGGGAAGTTCACTTTTGTGATATTCATCCAAGATTGATTCTTTTATTTCTTCTGGAATATAATCGAGGTCGATTAAAGTTCTATTC